AGGCTGTGGTGGTTTCGACGGCACCGACGTACGAACAGGTCAACAAGATCCTCTGGCGTTACATTCGTCAGCACTGGGGTAAGAACAAGCTCATGGGCAATGTCACCCAGACTGATGAGTGGAAGGACGCCAAGGGCGAAGTCGTAGCGTGGGGTCGCAAGCCCGCTGACACGAACACACAGGGCTTTCAGGGTATTCACTCGAGCGGTGGTGTGCTCGCGGTCATTGATGAGGCTTGTGGCGTCAACGAGACGCTGTTCACTGGTGTAGAGGCCATTACCACCGGCTCTGGTGACCGAATCCTCGCAATCGCCAACCCTGATATCCCAACCAGCGAGTTTGGCCGGATTTTCCTCAAGGATGACCCATCGTGGTTCAAAATCACGATTTCCGCGTACGATACGCCCAACTTCACTGGCGAGTACATGCCTGAAGAGTCCCTCAAGGGTCTGGTGTCCGTGGATTGGGCAGAGGAAAAGAAGCGCTCGTGGGGCGAAGATTCCCCGCGCTACAAGTCCAAGGTGCTGGGTGAATTCACCACTGAGGGTGGACGCAGCCTCTTCACGATGGAAACCCTGATACGCGGCCACACGATGGTGATTCAACCCTCTGTGGAGACGCGGCCTGTACTGGGTGTTGACGTTGCCCGGTTCGGTGATGACTACACGGTGGTCTACAAGTTCCATGACGGTCAGCTCAGGTTGCTGGACAAGTGGAACAAGACAAGCACAGTGGTCACGGCACAGAAGATTGTTGAGTGGGCTCACGAGGTCAACGCTTCTGAGGTTCGCATTGACGGTGTAGGCCTTGGTGGTCCGGTGGTGGATATGGTTGCTGACCAATCCGATAACCGCTTTGAGACAATCGGCCTGATCGGTAACGAGTCCAGCCCTGATATCGACAAATGGGTGAACGCTCGCGCGTACTGGTATGACAACATGCGGGAACGTATGTATACCGGCCACATCGACGTGGACATTGAAGACAAGGTTCTCGAGGATGAACTTGGCGATCTGGAATACTTCTTTGGAAAACGCGGCAACCTGCAGATCGAATCGAAAGACGACATTATCAAACGTCGTCAGAAATCTCCTGACTACGCTGACGCGGCCTGCTATGCGTGTGCTCAGATCGGTGTCAATCCTGAAGACCCCATTTCCAAACTGACGCCGGGGCAGGAATACAGTCTCGGTTTCGAGGATATGCTGTATAGCTGGGAAACCACTATCAGCCCCCTATAGCACATGAATGGCCTGCAGTCAAGAGTACGCTAGACTTGACGGTAGGCCATTTATTGTATAGGAGCTAAGTTGACAACGCTAGCTGAAGTCAAGCAGAGCGCAGAGATTGCACGCTTGCAGGAATCAAACAACGCACTCTCCAGCTCTGTGGAGATGCTTCAGGAGTCTTTCGCTGACGCCATGCTTGCGCTTGACGACGTTGGGTGGCGTCCGCTGGGGCAGGAAGAGAACGCGGCTGAAATCCGTCTCGATACGGTCAAAAACATTGCTCAGACAACGCGCGGGCTCGTTGCCATCAACCCCATGATTAAGCGCGGTGTTGCCGTGCGTACCACCTATATCTGGGGTGAAGGTGTCAAGTTTCAGGGCGTGGATGAGAAAGACCCTCTCCTGACTGACCGAAACAACAAGAAATTCTTTTTCTCCCCTCAGGCTCAGGCAGAGCTCGAGATGGTCATGGCCACTGACGGCAACCTCTTCACGCTCATCACCAAGCCCGGTGGTGGCAAGCGCCGGTTGAGCGAGACTGGTACCTCAGTCGCCAAGCTCACTCGTGTGCCTATGCGGGAAATCACCGGCACCGTCAGCAACCCTCAGAACGCTGAAGACGTGTGGTTCTACCGGCGAGAATTCAAGATCACGCGCGAGAGCTACAACACCGGCAACGTCACAGAGCAGGACATTGTTGCTTGGTTCCCGGCTGACGACTACGACATTGAGAACGGCAAGCCGTTCACCATTCAGGGCAAGCCTGTTGTCTGGAATTCCGCGATCCTTCACAACACTGCCAACAAGCAGGTTGGCTGGAAGTGGGGAGCCCCTGACCTCATGTCCGTTATCTTCTGGACAAAGGCCTACAAGGAATTCCTCGAGAATTCTGCCACGCTGGTCAAGGCCTACTCCCGTTTTGCCTTCAAGATCACAGCGCCTACTGCTGGCGGTGTGAAGGGCGCGGCGACAAAGGTAGCACAGCAGCCTACGCGCGATCCGCTCACAGGTGAGCACCAGAGTGTTGGCGGTACGGCTCTGATGGGCATGGGTACCACCATGAGCACAATTGGCCGTACTGGCGGCTCCGTGGACTTCAACGCCGGTCTGCCGCTGGCCGCAATGGTCGCTGCAGGGCTCGAGATTCCTCTGACCACCATCACCTCTGACTCTGGCTCTTCCAACCGCTCTGCTGCAGAGACACTGGAAGCTCCTACGATGAAGGCCATGAAGGCACGTCAGAAGCTCTGGGGTGGCTTCTTTGAGCGTCTCTTCCACTACCTTGGCAAAGAAGACGTGAAGTGCATCTGGGGCAAGATTGATGCCGGTGACCTTCTCCGCAACCTGCAGGCTATCGCCGCAGCCACTCCGCTGAATGTGCTCCACGCTGAAGAGGTCCGCGAGTTTGTTGAAATCGCGCTCGAGCTCCAGAGTGATAAGGGACTCCCGACTGAGGAACAGCTTGGTCTGGTCAACCCAAGCAACACTGAGCTGGGTAAGGCCGCGCTGAAGACAGCACAGAATCCTCCAGCTCCAGCGGCACCGGGCGGGGCAACCACCAAGCCGGGAGCCTCACCTCAGAAGGTAGCCAAGAAAGCTCAGTCAAACGCACCAAGCTACGGTGACAACTCGTCTCGTAAGGCACAGGGCCAGCATAAGGCCTCTCAGGGAAGGAACGGTTAGAAGTGACCGAATCTAAAGTATTACGCACCCTACAGCCGGGGGACACCGGTTACGATCCCGGCAGTCCTTACGTGTGGACTGACGCTGAAGGCATCATGAGTGACCCCGGTGTGGTTGGATTACTCGACAACAGGTTCACAGGCGGCCAGCCGGGACAGCTCGTCTCCACACTGAGGCGCGGCAAGGCCAGCGCTGTCCTGAACATCTTGGGCGACTCGACGGGCAACGAAACCTTTGAGTGGGCTTACCGGCTGTCCGTATGGCTGGGCCAGCAGTTCCCCGCCTACACGGTCCTGTACCGGCTATGGGATGATACCGCGCAGGCCTACGGCACCGCAACCACGCTTCAGACCGGCACCGGAGCGCAGACCCTCACCGTCTACAATGGCTCTGTTCCGGGCATGGGGTATAACTACCCCTTTGGTTCAGTAGTCCCGGCAACGCGTTTCAATCTGATGTTGCCTGTCTCTCCTACCGCAGTGATTATCTCCTACGGGTACAACTCCGCGACAGCGGATTACCGCAAGGCTCAGCTTGAACTGGCATCATGGGTACTTGGTAATTTTCCCGGCACTGAGTACGTACTGACCTCGCAGCCGCCTATGGCGACCACAGCGGGAGGCGCGGCTAACCAGCTCACACGTATGCAGGACACTCGTAATCTCGCCGCGCAAGAGCGCTGGGGACTGATCGACGTAACCCAGAGGTTCCTTGACTACGGCAACTACGATGCGCTAATCAACGCTGACACTGTTCACCCGCTCGTGGCAGGTCAGGACATGTGGGTAGAGGAACTTCAGCGCTACTTTAGCGGTGCGGCACAGCGACAAGTTCCCACCACGGCACCGGCCACCATAGGCCGTATATTTGTGCCCGCTCAAGTGTTTAGCCTATACTCTGGTACCCCAGCAATGACGTTCCCCGCTGGTGTCATCACGCCCAAGTGGGACTTTGACCCCGCAGCAGATGAAATGATTGCCACGATTGTAGACATTCCGCCTACGTGGAAGTCCGTGAATGTTGACCTGTTATGGGTTTCTCCCATCGGGGCAACGGGTGACGTGAGTTGGCAGGTAGACAATTACTCGCTGACGCCCGATATGGTTCCACAGTCGGGCAAGCAGCTCGCGTCAGCGACAGCCGGGACGCCGTTCACAGCCACCGTAGCTCCTAACGCAGCACGTGTGAGTCGTATGTACTCAGCGGAAAGGTTCGCTGGAGGTAGGCCTGTAGCCTTCCGCGTCCGCCGTTTGGCTACCAGCGGCGCTGACACCAGCACACAGGACGCGAGCGTGTTCGGCCTCCTGATTACTCGCGCCGAATAGGAAAGAGCCCCTCGAGAGAGGGGCTTTTTCTTTTGCCCATATCACGTCATGCTAATATTGTCAATAGAGATTAGGAGCGTGACGCTATGACTATTGCTCAGCTTGCAGAAGTGCAGGTCAGTAATTTGTCTGAGGCTTCCAAAACCGGCAAGTCGTGGAAAATCAAGATCATTGAAGGTGATCGTCAGGGTTCTTCTGCGTACTACCCAAAGGAAGCACTGGAAAAGGGAGTACACCTTTTCAAAAAGGGTACGCGGATTTACCTGAATCACCCAAGCTCCGAAGAAAAGTGGAGCCAGCCGGAACGGCGTGCACAGGACATTATTGGTGTTCTCGCTGAGGATGCCACGTTCGACGGCAAAGACATTTTCGGTGATGCTGAATTCTTTGAAGAGCATCAGGCATTCATCAAGTCCCGCGCTGAAAAAGGCGTGATTGCAATGTCAATCCGCGCTGAAGGTCAGATGGTAGAAACTGCCAAGGGTCTGGAGCTCGCTGAGTTTACCGCTGTTCACTCCGTGGACGTGGTTACAGTTGGTGGCGCTGGTGGCGGTTTTGAAAAGCTG